CGACGTTATGCCAATTCGCCTCCGAAGAGGTATTTTCGTTGTTTTACAACAAAAGGTCATTAAAGAATGACCACACGCTGGTGCCCGCCCCTCCCAACTATTGGAAGGGCAGGGCCCCGCATTGTCGTGCTACAAAGTAGCACTCTCATCCAAAGATTGGATGAGTACTACGGAGAATTCCGTAGTGTATGCGACTTCTTTGAGAGGCGCATCTCACCTGAATACCAGTTCAGGTGTCTGAGGGTCCGTGGACCCCCAGCATATCTATCGGAGTTCGCTCCGTGTGATCAGCAGACACTTCTGCTAAGGAGCCTTTATTTCAAGGCTTCAGCCGCACTTCGTGGGAAGTTGCGTAGGCGACTAGATAATGGTCACCTAAACCAGGTTCGTGCCTGGTTCCAGACCGCAGATGCTGCGGTCCTCCCACTACTAATCTGTAGTGAGAGACACACCTCCCTCTTAGAGGCAGAGGTGGATACTCTAACGAATTGGACGTTAGAGAACTGTGCACATAATTATGCACGGTTTCAGAGCGAATGGAAGGCTCTGAAGAAGCGGATGAGAAAATCATTCGCCCTCCACGGTGATCTTAATCACGTGGAGTGTCCGGGATTTATGATCCCGTACCTCCGTGCGGCACGCACGGCACTCCTGAGTTTTCCCCAGGAGGGTCCCAGTGATCTGGGACGATTTGTACTGCTCTGGTGCCAAACCAGAGCTACAGGTATGGCCGATCATAAAATGATCGACAATAGCTACGAAAAGTTCGTAGCTACAGTCTCTGAGCCGGGTCAGGCTGTGAGACTAGATCCTTCCATTCTTGGAAAGATAACCGAACCCTGTAAAAGGGTCGATGGTAAGTCCGCAAAGATTTCTGGCGGAACTACATCGTGCCTAGAAAGCACGAGGGCTATGGGCGGTAAAACCGCATACATTAGCCATCTCGCACGTCATAAATGCGTGCGAATTGAGTACGATTTGCGTACTCTAAAGCCTACTCCTGTGGAGCCAAGGCCAATTAGATCCGCCAAGGATCTAGTATATTGGGCAATATATCAAGTATTGCACAATCCAACCTACACATCATGTGTTAGGTTACACGGTGTAGCGGAGCCTTCCAAGGCCCGCACTATCACCGTTGCACCTTATGCATATCAGGTGCTGATGGGGGTTTTTGCCCACATCTTTCAGCCTAGTTTAACCTCTAGGCAGATAAAGTCCGGATTAAAAGCGGACCGCCATCTGTGGAGATTCCTCACAGATGTACTCAACCCCCAAAATACCGAATGGGGGGAACTCGTAGACCACCATGTCTACGCACTTTCGACAGATTTGTCGGAAGCTACAGATTTCGGCAACAGGGATGTTGCCCGTCAAATCTGGCACGCCTTAATTGAAAGGGCGGAAAACCCAGAGTTTCCACTGGGTCTAGCGTTGCTTGCTAAGAGCAAGTACTGTGGGAAACGCTTCGCGTTTGTCCCACACCAGACGGGCTACCGTCTAGTCATCATGCAACGTGGTTGGATGATGGGTGATATGATGACAAAAGTCATCCTCACACTCGCACATCAATATTGTTGCGAGAAGTCAGGCCTTAGGGTATATACCCTTGTTGGCGATGACGAGATCGCTCTTTCGAACGATCCGGTGAAGTTACAAAACCACCTCACCACCCTTGAAAAAATATTCAAGGTATCCGAACTAGACACTTTTGTGTCAGATCGGATGGCATTCTATTGTGAAGAAGGATGCCTGGTACCGCAATCGGTACTTGACACTCCCCATGTACGCATGAGGAGGGGTCAGGATCTCGATTACTTGGATTATCCAAGAATCAGACTCCTACTACCTCAACCGAGTGAGGTAGATGCCTATTCTATGACTAACATAGGTAGGTTTAGTCTCCTTGGAAAGGAGACGCGTTGGGTTGCTTCGAGTAACCCGCGTGCTAGAAGGTTTTTTGACCAAGCAGCACTCCTGCAACATATACTTGTTCCGCAGGAACCGGACTGTATTAGTCCGTACACCCCTCTTGAAATTGGGGGTGATGGTGCCTATCCCATGAATGGTAAGCACATGTTACGTGTAATAGAGAATAAATCACGTAACCCCCGGGAAACTAAGTACCGGCTTGCAGCCCTCCTTAATGGGAGATTTGGCTACAAATTTGTCCGTTCTAATAGGACAGATAAGGTTGTGCATAAGCACCACCTGTACCTTCCAAAGATTGAAGGTATGAGAGACTTATTACCGCCGGATGCGGTAATCGTCCCTCGTGATCAGAACCAAAGGACTCTGATCAACTCACTAAAGATAGACATGTTTAGTGATCCGCAATCCGTGTTCTTCGAGATTGCAAAAGGGCTGTACTACCAGTCCTTACTACAGGGTAAAACTCCTGTAGAGCCGAAATTCTCCATAGAGAAGAAGTTCAGCGAAGGTAGGACGGAAGATCCTAACCTGGACTACGACTTATTTATGAGTACGTGGTCAAATCCTGGATTTAAATTCCAGAATGATTGGGGTTATGTGGTGGATAAAACCAAAATCCCAAAATTGAATCCAATGAATCTTGGATTCGACTGGACCTCCTACGTACCGGAGAAGGTCCAACTCAAAGGATACTTTGAGGACTGGATCAGGGACAATAGTGATTTACTCACTGAGTCTCTGCCAGACCTTATCGCCCTAATTAGGGAAGATAAGCCACTGCCAAATAGGGTAGTGAACCGACTCAACCTATTCATGGAGTCGGACTCCTATTTGCTCCATATCCTAGATAAGGAATGGGCAAATAAGACAGAAGTTGGTATCGTAACTAGAGACCAACGGCTATCCCTCTTAATAAAGAGGAAACTGGATGCGTGGAACACATCCATACCGCACAGAGTTATCTGTGTGGATCCGGCGCTATATATGATAGGCCGAGCCTTTGAAAAGCTTTCAGAGGACATTCCGCTCCTGGAAGACCCGGGCGCAATGCTTCACGTGGATTACAATGAATTCAGTGATGGTATGCCTCACGATGAGGACATATGGGATAGAGAAATTACTATCCGTACGACTGCAAGAGGTGCAGTCCTACTGACTATGAAATAGTCTACGTCACATTTGATCTGTGATAGATATATGACGATCGGGGCTTTGCCC